GTAAAAGTGTAAGTAGTAAGGCCACCCTGCAACGCCCCGTCATAATCAACCGTCGTAAGTGATACCACCGCAATAGGTGGGCTGACCTGATCGGGCACAGTTTCGGCAACGCGTAGCCCGCGAATCGTGGCAAGGTTCTTTCCCAACCCGGCACGAATGAGCGCAATGCTCACGCGATGCTCACCTTCTGGTACGGCGCAAGCAACGCCTGAATGTCTGAATCAATACGGCTCACCCGAATTGCCCCCAAATCGCCCATGCCCACAACACCCAGCGGTGAGTCAAAACGCTTGAAAAGGCGTTGCGCCAAAATGACACACGCCATGCGAACATCAACCGGCACCGCCGACCAACCAAAAACGCCAGCAATCTGCACAGTCACATTAGGCATGATGGGAAAAGTGAAATTGCCGATAGCGCGCACACGAGTGTACGGCTGAGTAAGTCCGCCCACAATGCCATTCGTCGGTTCGAGCTGGTAGTCAGCCGCGCCCCAAGTCGTATCCCACGCCGTCTGAGCCGTTGTCTTAAGCGTAGTCAAAGAAATAAGGTCATCAATCTCGAGCAAAAAGTTGCTGTCACAACGGTAAGTGCGCGTTGCCGTAGTCGGATAAAACACGCGCTGGCAGTAAGAATCAATCTCGCGCGAAGCCGCCTCAATGCTCATTTCGATGAGGCTATCGTCTACCGCGTCAGTGATCCGCAGCGCGTCTTTGACTTGCTGTAGCGTTGCATAGCCATTAGTAATCATGAGGCTATTTTAGGCGCGCCTTGAGTGCCGTGGTGCTAATCCCCACCGTATACGGCAAAAAGACTAAAGCGATGTTGCGCCGTTCCAAATACTCGCGCGTCAACCCTGTCTGCTTCAAATAGTCTTTACCCAACCAATCGGAACCGACCACCAGCAAATCCGGCTTCACCTCATCAATCAACACTTTGCAATCCTCATTGCCCTTATTGATGAGCACATCGTCAACCCAACGGATCGCGCGCAACATCTCCAACCGTTCCACAAGACTCATCACCGGATATTCGCCCTTATAGCGTTTGATGAAATCGTCAGTGTTCACACCCACACAAACTTGTGCGCGCTCACCACCCAACTCCACACAACGCTCAAGCAACGCCACATGACCAGGATGGATGAGGTCGAATGTTCCAATGGTTAAAACCTTCATGGCCTAAGTCTGTACCATCCAGCCGGAAACTTTTGCAAACTTACCCACTCAGGCATCACACGCCCTCAAACTTGTGACCCTCAAGATTCAAATTAACAAACGGGTTCAAAGAATACACTTCACAACCAAAAATCTCTTTCAGCCACCGTTTCATCAAACGCAAATGTTGCTCGTAAAGATGCCACGGGGTATCGCCGGGAACATAACCGGTCAGACGATGATTGCCGTCAATAGTGCCACAATCAGCACCAACCAAAACAATGCTTTTTGCCCCCATCAACGCAGCAAGATGCAAACCGCCATGCAAAGAAGAAGAACCAAACACTAAACCCTTGCCATCAAAATCGTATGGCGTGAAAGAACCCCCCGGTGGAAAAGCAAACTTATTGATGCACACAATGTTGTCAATGTGCGAAATATCACGGCCCGTCTCTGCGGATCGCAACAACACCACAGTCAAGTGTGGAAAAGCTAAAGCAATCTCTATTGCATCAAGTTCATAATGAGTGAAAGTGACAAAACTTTTCAGCCCAAACTCACGACCAACAAAATTGATGGCAACACATTTTTTGTCATCAAAAAAAGATGGGTTGATGAAGTTCAGAGATGAACCGGAACCGAGAACATAAACTGTGTCACCTTCCCAAGAACCAACTAAATCTTCTAGCAAAATACTCCTCCACCCGGCGCGATTGTAATGACCGTTATCAATCCCATGACAGCTCACGGCGCAAAATCAAATCCCACTCGCCACCAGTCATCACCTGATTTGCCTCGCGCGCCCGATGCGTCTCACTGTTGACTTTGAAGCTCTTGTGATTCTGAATGTCAAAACCTGACTTCAGTGTTGATGAGTTGTCGTGATCCACGAGCGCGTTCACCATCTCCATGTCAAAGCCCTGAGCCATTACGCGCCGTTCCATGTCGTTATCTTCAAAATACGCTGGATGAAACAGCTCAGAAAACAGCCCGACCTTTTTGACAACATCCTCACCAATAGCGAACGCCGCCCACTTAGGTTGCACCGCAAAAAACTGCAACGCATCAGAACGCAAACTGTTAGCCATCGTCTCGAGCGCGTCCGGCTGAAAAACAATGTCATCGTTGACTATGCACCAGCTCGCACTAAATGGGCTTGTCTTGAGAATCAGATTCCACGAACCAGCCACACCAAGATTCTGAGGCAACCGGATATGGTGCAACCGTTCCACCAGCGCGGGCTTGGTCGGTTCCCACCCGTCAGGCTTGTTATCCACCACAATCAAATCTTGCACCGGATAGTCAATGCTTGACAACATTCGGTCACACAAATCGTGCCTGGTCAAAGTTGGCACACCAATCAACGGAATCATGCAAAATACCCTTTCAAAAACGGCAGCCACTTCTCAGCAAAAACTAGGTCAGCGTCAAACTGTTGAGCAAACTCGCGTGCCGTCTCAGAGTGACCGCCACCCTGCTCATACGCCATTTGTAACGCCGTGAAAACGGATTGGATCAACGGCACCTGTGAAACCGCTTTCATCTGCTCATTCCACCACGGTTGACCCTCAACCAGCCACGAATCTTCCGAAGCCAAATCTGGTGATGCCGCCCACGATGAGGTGATAACCCTTGTGCCACAGGCTTGCGCCTCGAGCGCAGTCAAACCGAAACCCTCACCCATGCTCGGGTGCAACAAAACATCAAACGCCGAATACAGTGCCGCCATGTCGCGGTCATCGTACCCAAGACGGTGTTGCACCGGATCGGGAAAAATAATTTTGCCCGGCTCGATGTTGTACGCCTTCGCCAGCATAGGCAAAGTGAAACCGCCCATGACTGCGCCCGGTTCCGCATGAACCATCAACACCGCGTCATCATGGATTTTGCTGAACAAAGAAAACGCTGCAAACGACTCGTTGAAACTCTTACGATGCACCATCCCGTTCGCTTTGTTCGCGCTCACCATGCCGACCAGGAACACATCTTGCCGGTCGCCCAAAATGTATTCGCGCCCCGTCATGTCAACAAGGTGCATGCGCTCAGTTGGTTTGTAAGTGTGCAAGTCAATGGCGTGCGGAATATGTACAGAATCGATGCCTGCCTGCTCAAGCTGGCGTTGCCCATGTGGGGCCATCGTCACGGCGGTCACATTGTCGCGGCGCAAAAACTGTGCAACCGCTGGTGGCAACGAAACATGATCGAGCGGAACCCAACTGATGATTGGGATGGGTTGCCCATCAACCTTGAACGAGTCGGCTAACTGCTCATAAACCCAAACATCATACAAAGTCATCAACGCCGTTTTGGTGCTGGTGCTTTTGTCGAAGTGTGAGAACCATTGTGGGATAACATCCGCCGAGTATGGGTGGAAGCCTTTTGGGTAGTGCGGGATATGGTGTTTGCCAACTTTGACTGTTTCAATGTTGCCCTCGAGTCCGTAGTTGGAGAAGCTGGCAACTTTCATGCCGTGGCGTAGACAGCGTTCAAGAAACTGTGCGCCTTGTGTGCCGTAGCCGGTTGGCAGTCCCGGCGAGTTTGATGCCAGCGCGAGTGAGCCGTTGACTTTTTCGTATTCCTTACCCATGCCATAAGCCTACACAAAAGAAAAACCCTCACCTTGTTAGGTGAGGGAATCTCTTTAGTGCTTGTTATGCGACAGCGCGACCATCCCAAGCAATGTTGTGATTGATGAGGCGATTCATGCGGTTGCCCCAAACCTGAAACTGTACGGCACTCATTGACAACTTATCGCCCATGAAAACACCAACATAATCAATGGTGTCCAAAGTGCTAAGTGCCTTCAGTGCGTTTTCAATTCCGGTGACAGTCTTGAGAACCTTTGCTTCTGTGCGGATTGTGAATGTGTTGGTGTTGAGTTCGTGTGACATTTTGTTTCCCTTCCGAGGATTTGTTTTGCTTACAAGATAAATCTAGCACAGTTTGTATTACAAATAGCAACTTATTTGCAAAGATTTTTTCACCAATATTTAGGCAAAGAAAATCCCCCACCCAACCGGGCAGGGGACTCTCTTACGCCACTTAGGAAGTGGTGAGGTACTTCACAGCACCGCTGGACTTGAGTCCAGCAGCGAAACGCAGGCTGGTACGGTACGCCGTCACATCCTGGTTGAAGTAAGCGTCAGTCGAAGTGGCAACATCAACCGGCGTGTGCGTGATGGCGACGGACTTGAAATCGCCAAAGAGGACACTTCGCACGCCACTGCCAACAGCCGACATCGAAGGGTTCTCGTAAACCGGGAAACCAGCGAAGGTGTCAGGAACACCCTGACCGACCGTGTAGAGATAATTTCCTGCCGAGTCTTTCAATTTGCGAATAGCGCCGAGGGTACTGCCAGCCGCCATGTATCCAGCCGCCGGGCGGTAACCGCCGTCAATGCTGTATGCAAGGTCAATCAGTGCGTCACCCGTGAGAACAGCCGAACCGGATGCAACACCCGAACCTGCTGCGCCAACAACCGTTGAAGTCGCAGTTCCGTTGATGTAAGTTCCGATAGCGTTACCCGCCTGCTCAGCAATCGCGCCAACAATGTCGAACCCGGCATCGGCGATCAGTTCGTTCGTGATGAGCGAAAGGAACGCACCCTTGACAGGCGAAAGCAGGATCGAGCTGAAGGTTGGCTCAGACTGTGCGATAGCAGAACCGGCGGTGGTAGCCGTTGCGGTGCTGTAAGCAGTCATCACAGGCAGGCGCAGGTCGTTGCCCGAGTTGCGAACAATCACATCAGCAACATCCAGGAACGGCCCAACCTTGCGGGCAATCATCCAGAGACGGTTGTAGAAATCAACCGGCACCGTGTCAGTCGAGTTGACAAGCGTTGCACGCTTCTCGAACAGGTGCGAACGAATCTCACCCGTAGCCATAGCGCGGAAAATGTCAGCCTCAGAACGAGCCTCAACAATCTGAGGAACGAACGAACCGGCAGCCTGCTCAGCCTCAGCGCGGCGAACCTCAGTGCGCTCAGCAACAGCAATCGAACGCTGTGCATCGTCAATAGCCGACTCGATGCGGTCAATGGTTTGGTTTTCTTCAGCGGTCAGGCCACGCTTCTCAGCCTCAGCACCATCAATGATGGAACGGATCTGGTGAACGAGGTTTGCCTTGACCTCTGACTGTGACTTGATGAACTCACTCATCATAAACTCCAATCAAAAAGGTTATAGGGAAGTGGCCGAGCTGACTCTGAACCGTGACCGCGCTAACGCTGAATCACTAAAAGGATACGCGGTAAGCGTTTAGCGGATAACTAAACACGCGCAAAAAAGCAAAACGCCCGGAATCACGCACCCCGAGCGTCTTGCCTACAAAGATTACCTAGAAACGCTCGAGAAGGTCAAGCTTCTTCTTCTTCAACGCCAACAAATCCAAGTCACCCACAACCTCGTCAGCCTCAACCTCCGGCGCAAGACGGTCAAGAACCTTCTCAACCAGTGCGCGATCCGCCGCCGTCAAAGACTCAGCACCAGCCTCAATGCGCGTCAACACATCTTGTAGCGCGTCAGCATCAACCTCGGCGCGCTGCGCCAGCTTGTCAAGTGCTCGAACGCTCACAGTGCCACCCGTAGCCGAATATGCTGGCCAAGCGACAATGCTAACCTCGTGAAGTCTCACAGACTTTAGTGTGCGCGTGTTGCCGTCGCTTGACCAAGAATCACCGCCAGCCGGTACCGAAAATCCAAATGACATTGCATCGACAATCGATTTTTGAATTAGCTCTCGCGCATCATTTCCGGCAGAAGTCTGTGGGAGAGTCGCGGTTACTTTCAAACCGCGCTCAT